TCAAATCGCTTATGATAATTATATTGCTGCGGAGAAAAAAGCAAGAATAGAAGTTTCTTCTGGTCAGGATAGCGACATGTTTGATGTTTACGAAGGAAGTAGATTTTTAGATGATAGATGTAGTGTAACAAGAATAGAAATTAATGAAGACGGAGAAACAGGCAAAGTTGTTGGACATTCCGATTCTCTAGAGAAAGCCAAAGCTTCCGTAAGAGCCAGGTTGGCTGGAGAGCATGGATGGAAGCCAACTGGTAAGAAAAGGAGTTAATATGGCAGAGAGATTGGAAAATCTAACTCCAGAGGAAGAGAAGCATGTTGAAAGAGTTATGAATCTCTTTAATAGGAGACGGCTCCGTTCCTCCGATGGAGAAACTGTTACGGATAGAAGTAAAGCCCTAGCTATCGCTTATTCAGAAGTTAGAGCTAAAAGAGCCCACGGTGGGTTCGAAGAAAGAACATGGAAAGGACGCAAAAGACTGCGCCCCAAGAAAGCTTAAGGAGTGATGTATTAATGTCAGATCAAGCTGCATTTGGACCCAGTGGTGGGGAATCTGATGTGAAAGTGCCTGAGAATAAGGCCCCTGGTTGCAAAACTAAGAGCTCAATGGATGTTGTAATGGTTCCTGATAATCCGAAAGAACCAACTCAAGGTAGGCCAAGCGAAGGTATCGATTTACAGAAACAATCTGAGGATTTCACTGACCCTCTTTGTTTAGGGTAAAGTGATATAGTGTTATGGATATAACAACTAAGAAGGCCAATAGACCAAAGTCTGAAAAATTAGATCCGTCTACCCTTATGGACTCTGGCAGGATAGCACATCCTCCTAGGTTAAAACGACCCGATGATGCTCCTCTTAGAGAAACTTTAGGTAGAGAAGTGTTTATTAAAGGGACACCTCCTAAGGTGTTAGAGGTTGTGATCAAGTCTGAGTGATACCGCTATTGATGTTGAAGTTATAGAAGATATCGAAGACGATGGAGAAGAAAGTTCTCCTCGTGCACCTTATTTAAAAACATTAAGTCCAGAAGAAGCAAAATTCGTACAGCTAGTTGGAGCTGAAGGATATACTCTTGCGGATGCATATAGAGAAGTATATCCTGAGCGTGCATCTTCAAAATGGTTGGGAAGGTACGCTTCCAAATTAGCAAAATCACCTAGAATTAGAGAACAGATAGAGCTCCTGCAGCAAGCTGTACGGGCTCATTTTGTTATTATGGCCCCAAAGGCCGCGGATCGTATAGAAGAGTTGGCAGAAACTGCCAAAAGTGAAAAGGTTAAACTCGCTGCTAATCAGGAGATCCTGAGGCAGGGTGGAATAACTCCACCTCAAAGAGTAGAAAGCATACATATAGGTATTTTTGGAAATGCATCTGCTGAGGATATGCGAAATGTGGTAAGAGCTAAGATCGCAGAGGCAAAATATGATGAAACTGGGAGGTTGATTGACTAATGCCAAGTTACGGGCGAAAAAAGCACTCTTTTAGTTTTGCAGCAACTGGAACTTCGTACGTAGATTGGGATATTGATTTTGTGAATTGGTTGTTCCATTCCTGGGTCGTGCAGGTACCCACATTTTCAGGGGATACTACTTCTAATTCTGGTTGTTCTGGAATCAATATATCAATTATAGATGAAGACGGATATGTGCTGTATACAAGTACCGAGTATCCTTCAGCAGGAACAGTAGTAGTGACTGGTATGGATTCGCTTATGGGCGCTGGAAGAGAGATTACTATCCGTGCACAACTAGCCGGAGGATCAACGATAGTTGAAGTTCCACATCCTGAAGCAAATGCTGATGTCATATTAGTACTTTATATCTGGTAAAAGATTATGGGCATGCGAACGTATTATGATGAAGATGAAGTAGCACACAAGGTCTCCATCATACGGAGGCATCGTAGTGGTGTAAGCTTCATACCAACAAATATTAGTGGATGTATACTTTGGCTTCGTTCTGACCTTGGTATAACAATGGATGGTTCTAATCGTGTTAGTAAATGGGCAGACCAGAGTGGAATTGGAAATGATTTCTCTCAGTCTATAGATGCCAATAAGTTTGTCTGGACTGACAGTGAGTTAAATGGGTATCCAGGACTTATAGCAGATGGTTCAAGTGATGAGATGCATTGCGTAGGATTTACGTATATGCAGCCGATTGATTTTTACATGGTTGTAAAACAGATATCTTGGACTTCAACCGATAGGATTATGGGAGATACGGCGGCCCATGGCTATGCTTTTAATATAGCACAATTGCTGGTCGGGTCTCCTGATATTGCCATTTACTCTGGTACGGATTGGGTTTGCGTTAATAGTGATTTAACGGTTGGAAGCTATAAATTACTCCAGGCAACATTTAACGGGGCTTCATCTCTAACCAGGGTGAACGGAGGTTCACCTGTAACTGGAAATCCTGGGGTTGTGGGTTCAACAGACCTTTGGCTTGCAAGTATTGATGGGGCAAATCATGGAAATATTAGTTTTGTAGAGATCGTTGCGTACAACTCAGCCATTGGTGACAGTGACCGAATAAATTTACAAAATTATTTCAACGGAAAATACATAATTTATTAAAAGTAGGAGATATGCAATATACTAATGAGACTCCCACGAAGTAAGATTGAATCACCGTATATAGCTAAAGCAGTAAAAAGATACCGTCCTGGTGGCTTTATGCCCACGCAATTTGATGGATGTATCCTTTGGCTGCGTGCTGATTTGGGGATAACAATTGATGTAGGAGTATCAGAATGGAAAAATCAAGCAGCAGATAATCTTCATCCTGTTCAAGCAAATACAGATTATCAACCAACTGTACATAATAATGCGATTAATGGGCATGCTGCTATCCAATTTGATGGCACTGATGATTATCTTCAATGTACTGATACATTAGCACAGCCGTATATTTATTATATAGTATTAAACCATATAACTTATGAATTTTCAGATTATATATATGCGGGAGCAGGATTATCTAATGCAGGTAATATAATTACCTGGACAAATTACTATTTACATTCAGGATCCTCCGTTGATACTGGTATAAATGCATCTAGTAAATCTGGTGTATGGGTTATACTTTCTGTGTTATATAATGGAGCAAATTCTAAATTTCGATTAAATAATGGAGAATGGGTAACGAGTCTTGATCCTGGAACAGATGCTGGTGGAGGAGTTACTCTTGGTGGGTATCCTCCTGCTAGTAACTGGGCTAATGTAGAATATGCAGAAGCCATTACTTATCTTGAAGATAAAACTATATTAGGAGAAGATTCTATAATTTTAAATTATCTTAATTCAAGATACGCAATATATTAAAAAGGAGTGATATTAATGATAACAGCATTTTTGATTGGTGTAGGAATTGGTATTGGTGCAGGAGCATTTGGGCTCTATTTAGCGATTAAGAGAAGGATTATATCTGTTAAGATAGATGAGCCTTCAAATTAAGGAGTGAAAGTTAGTGGACTTACTCAATATATTACAAGGAAGGCAATCTATATGGGCACCCCAAATGCCACAACCACTTCCTGAATGGCCTCAACTTCCTGGCCCAAGAAGTCCAGAACCGACAGAAGGAGCAGAAAGAGGAAGAGGAGGTTGGGCGGATTACTTTCAAGGACGAGTTTCAGATTGGGTACAAAGGCAACGGGAAAGAATGAATATGCTAAGAGGTATGCCAATACCTCAGCCATTACAATTCAGTCCACAGATTCCGCCATTTGGTGGGACCCAACCGATACCATTGATGCAATTTGGTGGACGGCTCATGCCAGGACAAACTGGGATAGTCGGGGAAGCTGGAAGACCTGAAATGGTAACTGCTGGACAAGGAGGAGCAAGAGTTACTCCGATGATGCCTCAGCAAGGATTAGTTCCTCCCACAGGACAAGGACCAAATTGGGCGGAGTTGTTACCATTTATTTTGATGGCCCTACAACAGCTACAGCAAGGTGGAATCGGAGGACTTGGACAGCCTAATTGGGGGATGCCGAGACAGATGACTGGCACGCCAAATATATCGCCTCCAACGCGATCTAGGTAATTTATGGAATATGATGTCACGACCGAACAAAAGCTAAGATCTTTTGAGAAGTTGTTTAATTACAGACCTAATAATTTGAAATTGGCAAATATGCATAAGAGCGATTCCAAGACTCGTTTGATTCTTGGAGGTAAAAGGTCTGGCAAAACAACTTTTGGAGTCGTAGAGTGTGCATGGGCTGGATTAGGAATACACCCGTATTTGAGTTATCCAGAGCCTCCACTGAACATCCGAATTTGTACCACTTCATTGACATCAGGAATAAAGGGAATCATTCTTCCTATGTTATATGATTGGATTCCCAAACATGCCATAAAGAAATATTGGGCAGACGACCATATCCTAGAATTAGTGAATGGTACTTTATTCGATCTCAAATCCTACGAAATGGATTTGGATAAGTTTGAAGGTGTCGCAAGGCACTTGGTATGGATGGATGAGGAGCCTCCCAAAGCTATCTATCAATCAAATCAATTGCGTACTATCGCAGCGGATTTAGGAATGGGCGAGATGGGAGGAAAGTTATTAATAACTTGTACTCCATTATACGGCATGACATGGTTATATTCTGACCTCTACGACAATACGGAGGCCAAGCCACCTATTGTCGAACACTGTCATGTTACAATATTTGAGAATCCGACATTGCCTTTAGCCGCCATAGAAGCTGTAAAGAAAGATCCTGCTATGAAGGATAATCTTGAGGCAGCCCTGTATGGGCGATTCTTCTCCAGATCTGGCCTTGTTTATCCAGAATTTGGGGATAGAAATTTAATGAAGCCAATAACAGAAATTCCTGATGATTGGCTAGTTGTAATGGGAATAGATCCTTCTGGAGGTAGACACCCACATGGTGTTGTATTCTGCGGACTTACGAAAAGCAATATATGGGTTGTTTTTGATGAGGTACTTCAGACAGGGACTATTGATGAGTTGGTTAAAGAGATACAGAAAAGGCTCGGAAAAAGATTCCCGCCAAACTTAGTGGTGATGGATACTTCTGGCAAAGCGAAGCAAACTATCTCTGGAAAGAGTATTAAGGATATATTAGAAGCCCCTCCATACCGTTTGTACATAGAAGATGCGAGTAAGGATATTGAGGCGGGGCGACTGACAATGACTCAGTTATTGGATCCTGGCAAAATGCCTGATGGTAAGTTAATGGAGCCGAAATTATATGTCACTGAGAATTGCCACAACTTGAAGCGAGAATTCAGAAACTATATATGGGATAACTGGACTCCAAAGAAAGCGGATAAGTCGGACCCAAAGGAAAGACCGCTAAAGAAAGATGATCACTTGTTGGATGCTCTACGTTATGTCGTTATGCTTAACATTGTGTACCGACATCCAAAAATGACGTACAAACCAAAGCTTCCACAAGATGCTAGTAGGGTGACGGGATATTTCTAATGCTTACAGGAAGAAATCCAGATACAGGAGAATTTCAGGAAGTATCAGTTACTAGTGGTGGAGAAGTCTTAATAACAGGAGACATTGAAGCCGCTGCTGGCCCTACTGATGTGTATAAAGCGTCGGATATAGATGAGGGAACTACTAGCTATTTTGGTTTTATTGATGCGGATGGAAATTGGTATATTTTGAAACTAACTGATACTCAAGCACGATATGCCGTTGGTACACCCCCAACATCCGCTTATACTGATGCCTGGACTGCTAGAGCTAGTCTAACTTATTATTATTTTTATGAGGTGTTTTAATTGGCAACACCAAGCTATACGACAGGATTAACAGGATTACTTCTTGAAATGCCAAGTACTTCAGGGTGGACAGCCCTTGGTGGTGGAGCTGGTGCATTAAATGCTCCTGAGACCGATGTTTTTATCCAAGGAGCAAATTGCATTGATAAAGGTTATTGGTCATCTGCCATTAAAGGTATGATCTATAATATGGGATCTGACCAAGCTATTCCTGCTGACAATGCCCTTTACATATGGTTCCAATATACCGCTCCTCCTTCATTAGATACAGAAGCTAATGGTGGAATCCGAGTAATAATTGGAAGTGGAACTGGTGATTATAATTATTGGTATGTAAAAGGGAAAGATACTTATACTTACGGTGGCTGGTTTTGTGCTGTAGTAGATCCTACTATCACTCCTGATAGTGCAGTTGGTTCTCCAACAGGTGCTCATCAATATTTTGGTGGAGTAGCAAATCTCCCTGGAGATGGTCCTAGTAAAGGGTATCCTTGGTGTATAGATGCTTTTAGATACGGAAGAGACTTTTATATAGGGAATGGAGAAGATGGAGACGAAGCTACTTTTGCGGGAGCAGCGGCTACAAATGATTTATCTGGAAATAGGTATGGACAATTCCAGGCAATAGATGGTGGATATTTAATGCAGTGCCGCCTAGTTATTGGGACTGCGACTTCTGCTGTGTATTTTGAGGATGCAAATACTCAAGTAATTATAGCCAATACTAAAAGAGTTTGTGCTGATTTTAATAAACTCGAAGTTAATAATGCTTCAAGTTATGTATCTTGGACAGCAATTTCATTCTTAGCTCTTGGAACAGTTTCAAGAGGTGATTTTGAAGCGGTAGATGACGCTGATATAAATATAGATTCCTGTACTTTTACGGATATGGGAACCTTCCTATTTAAAAGCAATAGTGCAATCGATAACACTACCTTTAGACGATGCGGCCAGGTTACACAGAATTCAGCTGAATTTGGTGGATGTATATTTGCTAATTCTTATGCTGCAATAGCTTTGTGTGCCAATGATCCCTCAAAACTTACTGATTGCTCGTGGACTTCAACTGGAACTGGTCATGGTATTGAATTTACTACTACAGGTGAATACACATTCAATGGAAATTCATTCAGTAATTATGGAGCAGATGAAACAACTGATGCGGCCATCTATAATAATTCAGGTGGGCTAATCACTCTAAACATTGGTGGTGGAGGGGATGGTAGTCCGACAGTTCGAAATGGATCAGGAGCCTCTACAGTACTTTGTGCTGGATTAGTCACATTAACATTAACAAACGTGTTCTCTGGCAGTGACGTAAGGATTTTCGACCAAGCTGGACCACCTCCAAATATCTTAGCTTCGGCAGATCCTTTTACTGCAGCTGGATCAACAGGGAATTTCGAATATTCTTATACATATTCTCCTGATACATATGTGGATGTTGTAATTCATAAAGAAGATAAACAATGGTATTTTATTAACGATTATTTATTGGGGAATGCAGATGCTAGCATCCCAATTTCCCAGTTAACTGATAGACAATACACAAACCCTTAAGGAGGTTGAATAAACTATGGCAATTATGGTTGATCCCGATTATTTAAATGACGGGACAGAAATTATTATTACTCCAGCTAGTAAGACTGTGCAGCTAGTAGAAACTGGCAATCTGACGAGTGATGGAGTAACTATCAAATGTGTTTATTCGAAATTGAAGGAACTATGGAAAACGAATAATACATACATAAAGTATGCATTTCCTATGACTCCAATTACGGACGAGCAGTTTGAAATGGTTAATGACTGGGATTGGGCAGATAGTACTACACGATACCTACTTAGAACTGGTGGGTGGGCTGTTAAGAATACTGGTGGAATTTCTACCGCAGAATGGTCTGGTATTGTAGGACTAGGTAGCCTTGAATCAGATGCTCAGGTATACTTTCAGCAAGGCTTAGCAGGAGCAGCAGGAAGTGCTGCATCTAATTTCCAATTAACAGGGCAAGTAAATCAGGCTATCCAAGTTTATGCATCTGGTGGGGATGATTTTAGATCATACTTAAAATTATTCTGTCGACATTGGGGATATTCGTTTGCTCAAGTTGAAATAGATGATATTGGTGTTTCAACTCTTACTTATCAGGCATATCGATTCCCATTGACTCATGTAGCAGATCCTAAAGTTACTCAACCAATGTCAGCGATGTCTGCATCTCCATATACCGATATTAGTGCTGCTTGGTATTCGGCCGCTCAGCAAAGAGATATTGGAGGAACAAATCGTGATTTCCACGTCATAATTGATGCTTCTGATGAAAACCTTGAAGATGCATATATGAGAATACAGTATTTATTGCTATCAGGTGGAAATATTAATACTGGCGGAACTTATGGAACAGTAGTTGGAGACACAGCAGATCACCTGTTACATTTTACTGGAGACACTCTATATACAGAATTCTATTCTATTGAACCTACTGGTGGAACATATATAGATAATTTCCAAACTGATGACATCAATCGACTAATCTTTGTAGATGATACTGGAACAGAACGGCAATTCCCATATACTGCAGTCCTTACGCTTCAGTTTGGAGCTAATGTCTACGGCGATTCTAATTCTAAATATTGGGTATATTTTACGGATATTCCAAGTGGTAATTATGGAGATTCGGATGCTTATTTAGTTAATACAGATAATTATGTTGCTACTGTTGCTAGAGCACGTAATTCTAATACCGCATACTTAACTGCAGCCAATGCTCATGGATTGTCTGCTGAGGATGGTATCGAAGTAGTGGATGTTGGTGGAGCTGGATATAATGGTGTATGGATAGTTTTAGATACTCCAAGTAACACTGAACTATCTTATGCTTGTACAGCTGGAGATGAAAGTTATACTGCTGATACTGATGGAACAATCTATGAGCAAATGGCTGGTAAAGTATGGGGACAATCCTCTGTTCAGAAATCATTTGCCTATGATACTAATAGCCAGGGTGGAAGAACATCTGGTTCTAATGCAGACGTAACTGCGGTATCT